CAATAAGCGTATGACAGCTGTTGGTCTTTCGCCTATATATAAAAGTAATTCTAATCCATTGCCATGGTCTCAAAAATGGATCAGCGGTTCTGAAGTTCAAGTTGCGCCACAAGAAACGGAAATATCTTCCTACATTGTTGGCGGTGTTAAAAAGGATCTGACAAATGAAAGTTTTAAGAATTTTTCTCTCTAGTTTATTTTTAGCAGCTGCTTCTTATGCTGTTGCAGCTGACCAAGTTCCTCCTCATCCTGTTACATCATGCGCTACTCAAATTCCTTACGGTCAGCCAAGTGTGAAGGCTGGTGATACTGTAGTTTGTCGTGCAGCTTATGAACTTGCTTTTAATCCGAATACTCATACTCCAGATTGGGTTGCTTGGACTTTAACGCCTGATCATGCTATTGGTTGTGTTGAGCGTACTAATGCATTTGCTGCTGACCAATCGTTACCTGCTTCAGCCAAGCCATCTGACTATGCTGCTTCTGGATATGACCAAGGCCACCTAGCTAATGATGCTGATATGTCTTGGGATCCACAGGTTGAACATGAGTCATTCCTTATGTCTAATATGAGCCCACAACTTCCTTCTGTTAATCGTGGTACTTGGAAGAACCTAGAATCAGCTTCACGTGCATGGGTATATTCAACTAAGCATCCGCACACAGAATATGCTGGTAACTTTGGTGGTACAAAAACTATTGGTGTCGACAAAGTTGTTGTACCAGATTACCTATATAAAATTTTAATTGATGATGTGACCAAGAAAACCTATGCTTTCTTGTTCCCACACAAAGATGGCTTAAACTCTGATTACACTCAGTATCAGGTGACTGTGGCAGATATTGAAAAACTTACTGGTATGACGTTCCCTATTCCCGACTCCAAAACAGCTAAGAATCCTGTGATTACTACTGATCTAAAGACTCTTGCTGATGATAAGAAAAAGCAATGTAAGGAGTAATAAATGAGCACTATTTCTACAATTACAGAAATTTTAGAATCCATTAAACTTACTATTGAAGATGATGATCTTCGTACCGAAGTGTATTATGGTATTCTTGAAGTTTTAGAAGAGAACCATATTGATAATGCTGATCTTGTCGGTATTGATCCAATTCTTGATGTAATCATTGAAGACGCTAGTGATGACGAAGATTGGGATGCCGAAGAAGAAAACGAGGATGAAGATTGGGACGATCAGGATAGAGAACGATTCTGATGATACAGTATCGTTCGGTATTCATATCGGACACCCATCTCGGGACTAAAATGAGCCAACCAGATAAGCTACTTGAATTTTTAAAAACATTCGAGTGTGAAAAGCTATATCTGGTTGGCGATATTATTGATGGATGGGCATTACAAAAATCATTTTATTGGCCACAAGAACATAATGATGTTATACAAAAGATAATGCGCAAAGCTCGCAAAGATACTAAAATTGTTTATCTTCCAGGTAATCATGACGAGTTTCTTCGTAGTTTTGGCGAACATCAATTTGGTAACATATCATTAACCGATACATGTATTCATGAAGGTGTTGATGGTAAAAAATATATCGTATTACACGGTGACCAATTTGACGTAGTTATTAATAAAATGAAATGGCTAGCACATTTAGGTGGCTGGGCATATGATATGCTTATCTATGTTAATGTTGCTGTTGTTAGAGTTAGAAACCTTTTCAGTTTACCTCATTGGTCATTAAGTGCATGGGCAAAATATAAAGTAAAGAAAGCTGTAAACTTTATTGGCAAATACGAAGAGAATTTAGCTTCATACGCAAAAATTAAAAATGTCCAAGGTATCATTTGTGGGCATATACATCATCCAAACATTCGAAACGTCGAAGGAATAAGCTATATAAACTGTGGGGATTGGGTTGAAACCTGTTCCGCCATAGTTGAGCATCTTGACGGACGAATGGAATTGGTATATTGGAAATAAGCTACGATAATCCTTGGCTACACAAAGGACAAGCAGTTAGTTCAGAAATCCTAGATGATTACATAGGATTCGTATACCTCATTGTAAATATGTCAAGCGGTAAAAAATATATCGGTAAGAAACTGCTCAAATTTAAAAGAACCAAACAGATCAAAGGTAAAAAGAAAAAAACAACCATTGAATCAGATTGGAAAAATTATTATGGTTCTAATAAAGAACTAAAAGCCGACGTCGAATTATTAGGTGCACATAATTTCAGAAGAGAAATTTTAAGATTGTGTAAAACCAAAGGCGAGTGTAATTATCACGAGGCAAAGATGCAATTTTCACTTGACGTTTTAGAAGATAAAGGCTATTATAATGAATGGATATCAGTGAAAGTTAGTAGGTCACACATCCCGAAATAGTCCCCTTGGCGTAATCGGTAGCCGCAGCAGACTTAAAATCTGCTTCTTCGGAGTGCCAGTTCGAGTCTGGCAGGGGACACCAAATAATAGGTGTAAAATGAAGAAAATCGACTTAGAAGAAGTAAAACAGTTTATCGATGCACAGTCACCAGAAACTAAAATTTATATTGGTGCTGACTCGGAACGATTCCTAATCAATAATGTTTGGCATGCCGATTATACATTAGCAGTTGTTGTACACATAGATGGTAATCGTGGCTGTAAGATTTTCGGAGAAGTAATTCGTGAACGTGATTATGATCAACAAAAAGATAAACCACGTATGCGTCTTATGAACGAAGTATATAAAATTGCAGAACTATATATTAAACTAGCTGAGGTACTAGAGGATAGAAATGTTGAAGTCCACTTGGATATTAATCCTGATGAGCATCACGGGTCTTCTTGCGTTATCAATGAAGCCACTGGGTATATTCGTGGAATGTGCAATGTTATTCCTCTTGTTAAACCTAATGCTTTTGCTGCTTCATATGCTGCTGATAGACTTAAAGAACTACTCGCCGCTTAATTGATATAAATACAAAGGAGTATATAATGCACGAAAGAAAAAATCGCCCACGCAAAGGTCGTCGGAAAATCGGATCTGCGAAGCGTAAGGCACGGAGGAATAATAGAAAATAAATGTCTACATATAAACTGGTATTGGCACTAGCAATAGTGCTATTCGCCAGCTGTACAAATATTGCTTATGCTAAAGATAAAATTATAAAAACTTCTTGGTACCAAGAGGGAAAGAAAACTGCTAACGGTGAAAAATTTGATCCAGATGGATTTACGGCTGCTAGTAGAGTTCTCCCTTTTGGAACTATTTTAAAATTGACTAATATAAAAACAAATGAAACAGCTATCGTAAGAATTAATGATAGAGGACCATTTGTTAAAGGAAGAGATCTAGATGTTTCTCGTGGCGTAGCCAAAGCATTAGGTTTCTTCGAAACTGGTACAGCTAAATTAAAAATAGAAATAGTAAAGGAATAGGAATTAGGAGAGTTGGCTGAGTGGTCGAAAGCACTCGTTTGCTAAATGAGCGAACCAGAAATGGTTTCGTGGGTTCGAATCCCACACTCTCCGCCAAATAAATAGGTGATAAGAAAAAGGATATATCTATGTCATCTACATTAAAAACAATAAAAAATACTTTAGGATTGAATGAAACTAAGATTAGTCTTGAGTATCATAGTGATTTGAATCCTAAACTCTGGAATGGTTGGGAACTGAAGTCTAATGTAAGAAAGAAACTCTTAGACTTTGCTGACTCTTGGGCACAGTTCGCCAAGATACCGCCAAAAATGATTAAAGATATTATTATGATTGGAGGTAATACAAATTACAATTACACTCCAAAATCAGATATCGATGTTCATGTTGTTATTGATAGAAATGCACTAAATCCTAATAGAGAATTTGTTGATGAATATCTACAAAGCAAAAAAGTTCTATGGACTCTTACACACGATATAACAATATTGGGCTACCCTATTGAACCTTACGCTCAAGACTCTGAAGGTGGTTATGCTAAAGGTCAAGGCGTATTCAGTTTAAAAAACAACAAATGGATACAGAAACCAAATTTAGAAAATTTAGATTTTAAAAACGATAAAAATCTAAAAAAGAAAGTTTTGTTCTATACCCATATGATTGACGATATGATTAAACACAAAATGGATCTATCGGCATTTAAAGACCTAAAGAAAAAGATAGCTGATATGAGAGCAGCATCCATTGCTGTTGGCGGTGAGTTTGGTTTTGAAAATCTTGTATTTAAAGAACTTCGTAACCGTGGATACCTCGATAAGATGAATAAATATGAAACCTCTATAAAAGATCAGGAGTTAAGTTTGTAATGAAAGTTATGATTTACAGTGAATTAGAAATGTTAGTTCGTAATGATATGTTTAAACTTGGTTACGATCCTGATAATAAAGAACATAAAATTAAATATTGGAGTGAAAGATTATGAGTATAGGATTGGTTGAAGTATACACAAAACCAGATTGCCCTTACTGTACAAAGGCAAAACACGTCTTAAAAACAAATAATATCAATTTTTCAGAGTTTAAACTAAACGAGCATTTTACTCGAGAAATTATTATGGATAAATTTCCAAATGCAAAATCTTATCCAATAATAGTCCTTGACGGATTTCACATTGGAGGCTATACTCAATTAATAGAAAAGATTAATGAAACCAACAATGATACGAAACAACTATTGAACGAGGCAATTACATCATGACCAATCCACTATACAAACGAGAAGAAATTCTTAAAGATCTTAAATTTAATGTTATTGAAGTGTCATTCGATAAAGTCGATGGTACGAAACGTCTTATGAAATGCACATTGATGCCTGAATACTGCCCACCGAAAACAGATTTTGGTCATCTAGAAGAGCAGCATAAGAAGCCAGAAAATTTAGACGTTATCGCCGCATGGGATATTGAAGTTGGTGGTTGGCGTTCTTTCCGTATTGATTCTGTTCACTACGTACAAATTTTACCAAACTACGCATGAAAAAATTAGTATTGGTAGATGCGATCAGTTCGCATCGCATGCGTTATGTTGTAGAAGTCGAAGATGTGCTTGAGCATGCTCTCGATACAGTAGTTATGCAGGAAGCAATTGAGTTTAGCCAGTTACATATTGGTGAGCAAATCAGTTCTTATCGCGAGATTACTGAAGAAGAATACCTTAAGATTTTCGATGAAGATAATGATTATCTTAAAGATTGGGAAACTGAAAAGAAATTAAATTTTATTACAAAACTAGGAGAGAAAGAAAATGTCTGATTACTGGGGATACCATTTGATTTTTGATGCTTCTGGCGCAGCTGCAGAGCTTATTGACAGCCATGATAACATCTATGCTTTTACAAAGCAACTTGTTACTGATATTGATATGGTCGCTTATGGTGAACCACAGATCGTTCGTTTCGGTTCAGGTAACAAGGAAGGCTACACTCTTGTACAGTTGATTGAAACTTCTAACATTTGTGCACACTTTGTACCAGCTGATGGCGTATTTTATATGGACGTATTTTCATGTAAAACATTCGACCCAGCAAAAGTTATTGAGCTTGCTATTAAGTACTTCGGTTGTACTAACTATAAAGTTGGCTTCCTAGAACGTCAAGCACCTGATGCAACTCCTGTTGAACAACAATATACAGAAGTAACAGTTGATGACTGAACTCGACAGTAGAATATCAGATGCTCCTCATAGAGGATTCGAAGATCATTTACATGATTCTCGTTTAAAAGAAGGAATGATATTAGAGTTTGGTGTCGCTTCTGGTGGTACCATAAACAAATGAGGATATGATGAATTTTGTTGAAGACTATTTTAATGAAGTAATAGGTATTGCATCTCAAATCGAACCAGATGAGATCGAATTTTTAGTAAAGGTACTAAATGAAACTAAAAACGAGGGAGGAAGAGTATTCGTACTCGGAGTTGGTGGCTCTGCAGGTAATGCTTCCCATATGGTTAATGACCTCCGCAAACTTTGCCGTATTGAGGCATATGCACCAACAGATAATACCAGCGAGCTCACTGCTCGGACAAACGATGAAGGTTTTGATACGTTCTTCAGAGGATATCTTGAAGTAAGCAAACTTAATTTCAATGATACTATTTTTGTTCTTTCTGTCGGTGGTGGCAATGAAGAAAAAAATGTATCAGTTGGTCTTATCAATGCAATCAAATATGCAAAAGAACAAAATGCAACTGTCCTAAGCATTGTAGGTAAACCAGATGGTTATGCAGCTGAGAATAGCGATTATTGTATCGTTGTTCCTAATGTAAATGATTCTCGTATAACTCCACACTCAGAAGCATTTCAAGCTGTTATTTGGCATTGTCTTGTATCACATCCTGATCTACAGGTTAATGCAACGAAATGGTAAAAGCAGTTTTCTTTGATAAGGATGGCGTTCTTTCACCTATGGTTGGTAGCCATGGTGCTTGGAATATGAAAGAAGTAGTATTCTTTGATGGAGCCAAGCAAGCCATTCTCCAAATTCAAGATCTCGGCTATAAAACATTCATGGTCACCAATCAACCAGATCCTGAAGTTACCGATGAGTTTCATGATGAAATGATGAGACTATATAAAACGTATTTTGGTTTTGATGATGTTCTTTCGGCAAGAACTCGTCAATCTAATTATTATAAACCAAGTACAGGGATGGTTGACTTTTTCGTAGAAACATATAAAATAGATAAAAGTGAGAGTTTCTTCATTGGTGACCGTTGGCGTGATGTTGTCTGTGGTTACGATGCTGGTATAAAAACTATTTGGGTAAAAGAGGGTATATTCGATGAGTATGAGTGCCCAGAAGAATATAAACATATCCAACCAGACTATGAAGCCGAAAATGTATATAGAGCATGTTCTTTAATATGGAGTTTGAATAAATGATTAAGTTATACGCTGATGGTGCTGATATGGAAGGCATCAAGAAAGCAGCTGCTGATTTAGAGATTAGTGGATTCACTACCAATCCTACATTGATGAAGCAAGCTGGCATTACTGATTACGAAGGTTTTGCTAAAGAAGCAATTGAATATCTTAAAACTAATCGCCCAGAAACTTGTTTGAGTCTTGAAGTATTTGCTGACGAACCAGCAGAGATTCTTCGTCAGGCTCGTTTGATTGATTCGTGGGGTAAGGATGCTGATTATTCTGTTTATGTAAAGATTCCAGTAATGCATACTGATGGTAATAGTACTGCACCGATCATCAATCAATTAAGCAATGAAGGCATTAAGCTAAACGTAACAGCTGTCTTTACCTTTGAACAGGTAAAAGAAATTGTTGATGCGTTGAGTGATGTAACGCCAGCCATCATTTCTATTTTTGCTGGACGTATTAACGATGCTGGATACGATGCATTAAGTATTTTCGATGATTCTTTTTTCTATAATAAAAAAGAAAATATCGAGTTCCTTTGGGCTAGTTCTCGTCAAGCATACAGCTATATCGAGGCAGAGTCAAGCAACGTAGATATTATCACCATGACACCTGACCTAATTAAAAAGGTAAAAGGTTTCGGTAAAGATTTGACATTGTTTTCGAAAGAAACCTGTCAGATGTTTTTTAATGATGCAGCAGCAAGTGGATTTAAACTATGAGCGGATTCGAAGAGAACGAAATATCACAAAATGCAAACGGTGGCACAGAACTAGCGAAGCGTAGACTTGGTGACCTAATTGACCAAGAGTTACTTGATAACTTTCAGATTGTTTGTTCGCGACCACGTGAACTTGATATGACTAAGATTCGTTTGTTTTGGTGCCATGACCTACCAGAAGATCCAGAGTCAAAGAAGATTCAAACACAAGAGTTCCGTGATAGCTTTCATAAGTTTGTATTCATTAGCGACTGGCAGTATACACGCTACCAGTTGATTCATGGCGTATCATATGACCAGAAGTCTATTGTTCTCGAGTCTGGTATCGACCCAGCACCGAATGATGTATTTACTATGAAAGATGATAGTACTATCCGTCTTGCTTATACATCAACTCCTCAACGTGGTTTGGATATTCTTCTTCCTGTATTTGAAAAGATGGCAGAAACTGATCCTAACATTCATCTTGATGTATTCTCCAGCTTTAAGATCTATGGCTGGGATGATTACGACAAACAGTTTGAACCGTTATATGAACGTGTTCGTAAACATCCACAGATGACCTATCATGGTTTTGTACCAAACGCTGATTTGAAAGCGCATCTTAATACTTGCCACATTCTAGCATATCCTAATATCTGGCTTGAGACTAGCTGTCGTGCAATGCTTGAATCTATGTCAGCTGGTATGGTTTGTGTTCATCCTAATTATGGCGCACTACCTGAAACATCTGGTGGCTTGAATGTTATGTACCAAGGTGACGTACAGAATAAAACAATTCATGCCGATGTATTCTACAGACACTTGACCAGTGCAGTTGACTTTGTTCGTAGTGGCAATCATATTCCTATGATCAGTTTCAACAAAGCATTCGTTGATAGCCGTTATAATATCGATAAGATTAAAACACAATGGACTATGATGCTTACTGACTTGGTTAAACAATATCCACCAGAAAAACGTGGTAAACCAGAACAACGATTCGTTTACAGGACTCATTAATTATGATCATTACAAAGACCCCACTTCGTATTAGTTTCTTTAGTGGTGGTAGTGATATGCCAGCCTTCTTTAATCAGGAGGCTGGCGCAGCATTATCAGCAACCATTGATAAATGCATTTACATTGCTGTACATAAAACTCAGCACATTGGTATTAAAACAATGTATGATGAAGTATCGCAAGTAGAAGATGTTAGCGATATGCAACATTCTATCACTCGTGAAACATTAAAGCTAGTAGGCATTGATAAAGAAATAACCATCGCTTCTATTTCTGATATTATCGCAAAAGGTTCAGGTCTTGGTTCATCATCAGCATTTACAACTGGATTGATTCATGCGCTTGCTAGTTTACAGGAAACTGCTGACCTATTAACACCAGAACTACTAGCACAAACAGCATATAATATTGAACGTAACCTATGTGGCTACCCAGTAGGTAAGCAAGACCAATATGCTGCAGCTTATGGTGGAATGAACCTGTTTGAGTTTAATACAAACGATACAGTAAATGTTAAATCATTCGCATATCAGCAACACAATATCGATAAACTACAAGAAAACCTATTGCTCGTATACAGCGGTAAGTCTCGTTCAGCTAATAGTATTCTGCAGAAGCAAGCAGCGGCTATGCTTGATGTTAATAAGTTCAATATGGTTAAACGTAGTCGTGATAAAGCATATACTGCAGCTGGTTACATTACCGATGGCAAGATCGACGATTTTGGTGCATTACTTCATGATGCTTGGATGGATAAGAAAAGTGTCGTCGGAGAAATCTCTCAGTACTATTTTGACTTTGTATATTCAAAAGCTATTGATGCTGGTGCTCTTGGTGGCAAACTACTTGGTGCTGGCGGTGGTGGTTTCTTTGTATTTTATGTTGCACCAGATAAACGTGAACAAGTTATAGAAGCTGTGACCAAAGAGACTGAGTGTAAAGTGTACGACTTTAAATTTACCAATTATGGCAGCCGTTTATTATCTAACTGTTAACATAAATAAAAGAGTTGACTTATTAGAATAAGGAAGTTATAATGGATAATGTGATACAGTTTCCGAAAAAAAATACAAATGATAAATTTGTACCAAATGACCTCGGAGAAATTGAAGAGCGTATGGAAGATTTAAAATTGGTTCATATCCAAGAAACATTGCTTCCCGTATTACATAATCTCTTTTCGAGTCTAGCGGTTGCTGGATTTGATTTTGGTACTGATGAAGATGAAGTCGATCCGTATATCAAAGATGGTGCACTTGTTGTTGAATCATTAAAGTCTATGTTATGCAAACACCACGGAATATTTCATCCACTTACAATGCTAGCTGAACATATGTTTGTACCTGATGAAGAAGAAGAAGGTGCATTCAAAATATCTGAGAATATAAGTATATCGATGCAAACTAAAACCGAAGTTGAATAATTTACATTATGGTAGGAGGCTACAATTATTATCGTTGATCTGAATCAGGTCATGTTATCTAATCTAATGATGCAATTAGGTAATCATACTAATGCTCAGTTAGAAGAAAATATGGTTCGCCATATGGTCCTTAATGCTTTGAGATCATATAAACAGAAGTTCGCCGATGAGTATGGCGAAATGATTATTGCTTGTGATAACAAAAATTACTGGCGTAAACAAGTTTTCCCATATTACAAAGCCAATCGCAAAAAGAACATTGAACAGTCTGAACTTAACTGGCAGTCTATTTTCGAATGCATGAATAAGATTCGTGCTGAACTCAAAGAGTATTTCCCATACAGAGTTATTGATATCGAATCAGCGGAAGCTGACGACATTATTGCAACTCTTGTAGTAGAGCATAGTGAGTTCCCAGCACAGAATATTCTTATTCTTTCTGGCGATAAAGACTTTATCCAGCTACATAAGTACGATAACGTCAAGCAATACGATCCTGTACGTAAGAGATACATTCAACACGAGATGCCAGAAGCATATCTTCAAGAACATATTCTTAAGGGAGACTCTGGCGATGGTGTACCAAACGTACTATCGAATGATAACTGTTTCGTCGTTGGTGAGCGTCAGAAGCCACTAACACAAAAGAAGATGCAAACTATTATCGAGAATGGCATTGACGATAAGCTGAAGCGTAATTATATGCGTAACAAGCAGTTGATTGATCTTACTATGATTCCTGAAGAGATCAAAGAAAAAGTATTGGAATCATATAATACACAAAAGCCAAAAGGTAAAGAGAAGCTAATGAACTACTTCATTGCTAATCGTTTAAAGAATCTAATGGAAAACATCGCAGAATTTTAATGGTTAAAAATAGAAGACAAACTAAAAAATATCGTAAAATTTGGGAAGACAATTACGGTCCTATACCAAAAGATAATTTGTATGATATTCATCATATTGATGGCGATTATACAAATAATCATATCGATAATTTAAAATTAGTTACTCTAGAAGAACATTATAATATACATTTAAATCAAGAAGATTACAGTGCTTGTTTGTATATTTTAAAAAGGATGAATGTTAACAAAGAGCATTTTTCAGAAATAGTACGTAAAGATAATCAAAAAAGAATAGATAATGGAACTCATAATTTTCTTGGCGAAAGAAATCCAAATTATCTAAAAATGAAAAAATGGTTAGTTACTTTCCCGAATGGCGCTCAGGAAGTAATTATAAATTTATCTAAATTTTGCAAAGAACATAATTTATCAAAAGGTAATGTGTCTGGATACAAAAAATCTAAAGGGTATATTTTTACACAATTAGAAGGAATTATATAATATGGGTACGAGAATTGGAATAGCAGAGTATCTTGAGAAAGTAAGTAAGCTCAAGAAGAACGAAGAAAAGGTAGCTTCACTAAAAGAAAGTGATTGCTATGCATTGCGCACTATTCTTCAGGCAGCATTTGATCCTCGTATCAAATTTCTATTGCCAGAAGGCGATGCGCCATATAAACCAAATGACCTAGTTGACCAAGAGAACGTACTGTTCGCTGAAGCACGTAAGTTATTACACTTTGTTGAGGGTGGAAATCCTGGACTAAAGCAACTAAAGCGTGAAGCGATGTTCGTTGAACTACTAGAAACAGTAGCACCTGCTGATGCAAAGATGCTGATTGCTATTAAAGATAAGAAATCACCGTTCAAGGGACTAACGGCTGATGTTGTAAAACAAGCGTTCCCAGATCTATTTCCTCAGGAGAATACAAAGTAATATGTCTAAGTCTAAGCAGAAGCGTTTTAATGTTATTGATCGCGAATATATGGATGGAGATTATGAAACTAAGAAAACAGTTAATGATCGCCATAAAGAAAAAAGATTCGATCGTGCTCTAAGAACTAAAAATATTGATGTATTACTCGACATGGAAGAATACGAGGAAGAAAATGCCCACCTACAATTTCTTAAATAATGATACAGGTGATGAGTTCGAAGAGTTCATGTCTATTAGTGCACTTGATGAATATTTGTTATCTAACCCAAACATCACGCAACTCGTTAACAATGCTCCAGCATTAATCTCGGGATATCATAAGAAACCAGATGCAGGTTTCAGAGATGTACTGAAGAAGATTAAACGTGAAGCTAACAGAGGCATTAAACGGAGCACTGTTAACACATTTTAGTAAAGATTTCCAATGACAGAAAAGAGACTTACCCGTAAACAAAGAAGAACACAACAACAGGGTGGGAAGATCGAGGAAAATAACCCAAAACTAAACTTTTTTCTAAAAGATATACAACCATTAACTGATAACCAACGTAAAACATTTGAAGCATACGAGAATGGCAAGAACATTTTACTTCATGGTATTGCTGGTACTGGTAAGAGTTTTATTGCTAACTACCTAGCGACCAAAGAAGTATTACAACCTAATAGTAGATACAAGAAGATTATTATCATTAGATCTGTAGTGCCGACTCGTGAGATGGGGTTTCTTCCTGGAAACTCTAAAGAAAAGGCAAAAGTATACGAAGCACCTTATTATTCTATCTATAGTGAACTATTCGGTAGAGGAGATGCATATGAATACCTTAAAACTAAAAATGTCGTTGATTTTATATCCACATCTTTCATACGTGGTATTACTCTTAATGATTGTATTATTATCGTTGATGAAATAGCTAACATGACTGGTCATGAACTTGACTCTGTTATTACTCGTATTGGTAAGAACTGCAAGATTATGATGTGTGGTGATTTTAGACAAACTGACTTTACATTTGAGCGTGATAAGAACGGACTAATGGACTTCATGCGTGTTATTACAAAGATGAAGTCATTCGAGTTCATTGACTTTCAAAAGGAAGATATTGTGAGATCTTCTCTAGTCAAGGAATACATTATTATGAAAGACAACCTTAACGTGGTGTTATGATTACATTAAAACTATATGATAAACCTGAGTTACAGACTACAACGATAGATGGGAAGCGTCATTATTTAACTCCCGATGGCGTATTCCCATCTGTTACTACAGTTCTGAGTAATAAATTAGACAAGAGCGGATTAGATGCTTGGCGTAAGAAGGTTGGCGAAGAAGAGGCTAACAAGATATCTACTCAGGCAGCAAACAGAGGCACAGCTATACATGATATGGCTGAGAAGTATATATTAGGTGAAGACTATCGTAAAGGACAGATGCCAATTAATCTATTTACATTTGCGCCTATACGTGATGCATTAGATAAACATATAACAACAGTATATGGATTAGAGTATCCATTATGGTCAAAGAGTCTTAATACTGCAGGCAGAACGGATTTAATAGCCGACTTTGATGGTGTGCCGAGTATTGTTGATTTTAAAACATCCAAAAGACTTAAAGAAGAGAAGTATATCGAGAGCTATTTCCTTCAGGCTACTTGTTATGCCACAATGGCTAATGAGAGACTACTTACAGACATCAAGCAAATAGCAATTGTAATTGCTGTAGATCACGAAGAGCCACAGATATTCGTAAAGAGTACTGATGATTACTTTGATAAGATGAGAACCATATTTACCTCTTGACATTTAATTAACAATAGAGTATACTGATTATAGTGATAGGAGAACCACATTATGTTTGATAGTAACAATAAGCAACTTAACCAACAGATTGCAGAACTAAAGAGCCAAGCGAATAGTCTAGTAAAACAACTAGATTATAAGACATTAAGGATTGACCAGCTTAACCAACAGATTGATAGCTTAATAGAACAACTATACTCTAGTCATTTAAACTGTAGTGTAGTAATCGATTGGCAAAACATTAATGCAGTATCGGTAAGACGTATGGGTAAAAACATTACCAGAGTAACCTATAAGAAACCTGATGGAATAGAGTATTCATCAATGGATATAGAGTGTAATGTAGATACGCATGAAGAGTTAGCTGTTGAATTTGCAGAGCATATTGCAATCTGACCAATTCATTAGTAAATCTAATGACTGATATTACTGTATAGTGCTAGAGTATTAGGTAGGAAGTGGGGAACATGACTAAGCTACCTTATGCAGTTACTCCATTGGCCAATGAATATAAAGTGATTGGTGAGGTATTGACTCAGTTTCCATTATCTGTATATACAATGACTCAGAAGGAATTCTTTGATACTGTAATGAGATATAGTAAAGGAATGATGAATCCTAATAGAGTCAATGAGATCTATAATAACCTAATGAAAGATGCAGGATTGTTATGACTATCGATGATGTTGACTATGAAACTAAATTACTTGTTACTGAATGGGTAATGAAACATATAGTAGAACATGCAATGCAGGGTGGTAGTTACCGATATCTAATCTATGAACGTCTAGGATTTGGACTCGATGCTTATGCAACATTATGTAATCATGGTCTGACTATTAGTAATGAGTTTGATCTGTCACAATATAATGACCAATTCATTAGTAAATCTAATGACTGATAATACTAATAATAAGGATAATACAAATGAATATTCATAAGACTAATGTAAACCTATCATTCTATACTGAAGTAAATGATCGTAGTGATACTAACTGGAGTTACTCGTTTGATGCAACTGCTAAACCATTGCCTGATGTACTAGATAATATTAAAATGATGCTTGATGCAATGGGATACTATACTAAAGATATGGAACTGATGTTAGTTAGTA